CGGCGGCCTCCACGGCTTCATGGTGGGCGCGGATGAGGGCCATCAGGGCTTCGCCCAGGGGCGCCCACAGGACCTGGTTGTCGTCCAGCCAGTCGGACCAGAGTTCCGGCGTGAACACCGCCTGGACCGGGTCGCCGCCGGGGAACAGATCCAGGTAGCGCAGGTCCCAGCCCACCACGCATTCGCGCAGCATGTCCAGGCGGGAGCCGTCGGACAGGCGGGCGAGCTGGGCGGCGGTGGGCCGGCGCAGGGTGTAGGCGTGGCCGCCGGCGGCGACGATCTGCTCGCGGGCCTTGTGGCGTTTGTCGAGGGCCGACATGGGTTAGGAGCTGTAGTGGGTGGGGGCGCGTCCGGTGATGGTGCCGCCGGTGGTGACGATATCCTGGGCGTTGCCGCCGGGCTGGCCGGAAAAGCTTACGTAGCCGGCAAACACGGTGATGGCGCCGCCGCTGCCAAATTGCATCTTGAACGCGCGCTTGGCCTGGGCATCGCTGGCGGCCTTCATGGCGATCTGGCCTGCGTCCGCCGGGTCCCACAGGTGTTCCATGTTGTAGGTCATGGCGCCCTGCAGGCCGGGAATTTCGACCTTGGTGTTATCGTGCACAGTCGTCGCATCCAGCATATCGGCGCCGGGGTCGTTGGAGCTGATCGACTTGCAGGTGCTGATCGAGGTGCCCCAGGTGATTTCCTGCGCGGAACCGCTGGAGAACGTGTCGAAGCTGGTGCTATCGATGCCTTCCAGCTCGAAGGTGTTGGCGGCCACGTTGGCGATGCGAACCACCCTGTCGTTCAACTGGTGCATGCCCTGGACTTGCAAAAACACATAGGCGCCGTTGCTCATGCCGTGGGCCGTGCTGGTCACAACGGCCGGGTTTGCCTTGGTGATGCCGGTGATGGTGTCGGCGGCAGCCAGGGCGGACTGCATGCTCATGATGACATTAGACCATTTGCGGATGGTGGCCATGGTGTGACTCCTTATTAGACGAGGGTGTCCGGGGCGTTGGCAGCCGCCGCGAACGGGATGGAAAAGGTCAAACGCTTGACGCCGGCGGGCTTGTCGCCGGGCAGGTCTTCAAAGGCCATGCCGGCGTAGGTCAGGGGCAGGTTGCGGCCGGCGACGGTGATGCCGGAGGCCAGGGCGATCTCGACTTCCTTGGACATCAGATCCAGGGTGTCGTCCAGGCCGCTGACGGCGCTGGCGCAGCATTCCACGGACAGGGCCAGGCGGCGGTCATAGACGGCGGGGCCGTGGACGGTGAGGATTTCGGCCTCCTCGCCGTCCAGGAAGATGCGCAAGCCGGGCAGGTTGGCGCTGTCCATGGGATAGAGCCGGTTGGCGTAAACCCGGGCGCCGCTGGTGGTCAGGCCGGTCAAGGCGGTGACCAGGGCGCTGCGTATCTGTTTGTGGAGGTGGTCAGCCATCAGGCTCTTTCCAACACCAGGGCGATCAGGCCGGTGTTGTCGGGTTCCACGTTGCGCACGGTGTAGGCCACACCGCCCACCGTAACGGATGCGTCCTGGGCGATGGCCGGCAGGGCGCTGGCCAGGGCGGTGAAGCGGGTTTGACGGCTGACCAACCCCAAGGGGTCGGCGTAGTCGCTGATCAGCAAGCCGGGGGCGGTGTAGGCGCCCCAGGTCAGGGTGGTATCGCCGAGTTGCGATACGACCGCGTCGTTCAGGCTGGCCAGGGCGTCGGCATACCCCATGTCATGGGGCCGCGTCCGCCGGCGCCTCGTCCAGGGCGCGCAGGCTGTTGGCCAGGGCCTTGGGGATGGCCTTGACTTCGATGATCTCGCCGGCCTTGAAGTGCACCGGGGCCAGCAGCTCGTGGCCGCCGGTGACCTTGCGCAGGGCGTTGACGCGCCGCGCGGCCTGGGCGGCCGTGAGCTTGAGGACAGCCGGCGGCGCGAACGTCACCGGATGGATCACGCGGATCTTCATGGCGATCAGACCAGGGTGTTGAGCACGGCGCCTTGCCAGCGGCCGTACCCCACGTTGCGCCAGGAATCGATGCCGACCTGGATGGCGTCGTTGTCGAAGGCGAACTCGGAATTCTCGTCCTTGACCTTGACGGCCGGGGCGGTTTCTTCCTGGCGGATCAACGGCTTGATGCTGCCGTCGGTGCGGAAGGTGACGAATTCATCCGTCCAGCCGCCGGCGGTCAGGCGCGGGTTGACGGCGAGGGCGACTTCGAAGCCGTCGAACGAGAACATGCCGGGGCCGATATCGTTGGTCTTCGACAGGGCGGAGGTGGCGGCGGGCATGAGGCCAACCGGCACCATCACCAGGAAGCTCTTGGCGTCCTCGTTGATGGGCTCGCCCTGGTCGTCCTTGAAGGTGAAGAACTGGCTGATGGACTTGACGATGGCGTGCAGCATTTCTTCCTTCGACGGGGCGGTAACCACGCCATGGGTCTGCGCCGGCACTTCGGAGATGTCGGTGGTGATGTCGTTGTCCAGGGTGCCGGAGCCGCCCTCGCTGTGGTCGGTATCAAAGAAATACTGGCCGTCATAGCACACCGTGGAGGGGCCGTTGACGATCAGGGTGGAGAGCAGGCTGGCGAAGTTGCTCTGTCCGCGCTGGGCGAACTCGGCCAGACGGGCCTGCAACTGGCCGGTCTTGTCGCGGCGCAGGTCCTTGAGCGCGATCTCGATGGTGGCTTCGTAATGTTTGTTGGCGATGGTGACGGTGTTGGTCGACAGGCCCTTGGCTTGGCGGCCGCCGATCCATTCGCGCATGGCGGGGGGCATGCCCAGCCAGGGATATTGCTCGGAGGCCTGGTCGGAGCCGAAGTAGTTGGAGACGTTGCCGACCCAGCCGGCGCCGGCGGCGGCGGCCAGGGCTTCGTAATACATGCCGATGACAGCACGCGAGGAGAGAGCGGATTGATCCATGATGGTTGTCCTTTCGTGGTATCGGTGTGGTTAGGCTTGGCGGGCCCAGGTGCCGCGCATCTCGGTCACCACGTAGCCGTCGGCGTCGCCCAGGTCGAGGGTGACGAAGTCGCCGCGCCGCTGGGTGGCCTTGGTGCAGATCAGGTCCTTGTTGTCGGCGCCGGTGATGTCGGGGCCCAGGATCATGTCGGCGGCGGCAGGGTCGATGGTCACGGCGGTGGTGCCGAAGGCGCCCACGGCCAGGATCGTGATGCCGTTGAGCCCGTCGGCGATGGCCGGCAGGGTGAGGGCGTCGCCGTCGCCGGCATCGGTCACGCAGAACAGCTTGCCGGTGTCCTGGGCATCGAAGGTCTTGGTGCCGGTCAGGCTTTCGCGCACGGTCTTGTGGGCCCAGGGGTCGGGCATCACCCCGGCGTTGAATTCGACCACGGCGACGCCTGCGGACACGTAGCGCTTCATCATGCCGACGAACTGGCCGTCGGCGGGGTTGAAGCTGAAGGTGTCATCGTCGGCGGCATAGACGGGCTGGCCGACATCGGTGATGACGGCGCCTGACACCGGCAATTCGATCTCGCCAGCCTTGACCACTTCCACCATGATGGCGGCGGCGGCGCCGGTGGAGTTGTCGGCCTTGGCGACGGCGAAGCCGACGAAGCGGTCGGCGGTGGTGAGCGGGCGGGCGTGGCCGGAGGCGTCAACCAGGCCGACGGCGGAGCCTTCATAGATGATGTCGGACGCGATCACGGGGAAGTGATTGCGGGCGCCCAGCTCGTAGGCGCGGGGCTTGTTGGCGGCAAGGGTGGTCATGGTGTCGTCTCCTTACTTGGAAAGCAGCTTGACCGTGCCGGCGGCTTCCGCCTTGGCATAGGCCAGATAGGTGTTGAACGCGCCGAACTCCGCGCGCAGGTCGGGATCACGGTCCCAGCGCGCCTGGGCGCGGGTTTCGATGGGCGCTTCGGGGTCGATGCCGGCGCCCTTGTCGTCCGGGGCGGCGACATCGGCGACGGGCTGCGGCGCGGCGGCGCGCAGATCGCCGGCGCGGCGCTCGTTGGCGGCTTTTTCGGCGGACAGGATCTTGACGGCGGCCTCGGGGGCGCTGGTCTGTCCGTCGGCGACGAATTCCGCCACCATGGCTTCGTGGCCGCGCATGCCAAGGGCCTGGATGGCCAGGATGCGCGAGCGCTCGGCGGCGGAGCCCTCGGCCACGCAGGCCGCGAGCAGGTCGGGGTGGTTCGCGGCCAGGTAGGCGCGGTCGATGGCCGGTTTTTCAGCGGCCGGCGTGCCGTGTTCGGTTGCCATGTAGGGAGCTCCTTTCTTGGCGGGTGATCCGGCCGCAAGGCCGGCGATGACTTCTTCCAGGGTCGAGACCCGGTCCGCCATGCCTCGGCGTACCGCTTCCGACCCGATGAAACTGGCGCCCTGACCGAACTCCGCCAGCACCGTCGAGGCGTCCACGCCGCGATAGCGGGCCACGTCTTCCAGGAAGACCTGGGCCAGGGAGTCGATGAGGGTCTGGATCTGCGCGCGGCCGGCTTCGGTGCTCACGTCCGGGCGCTTGTTGGGGGACTGGCTGGAGACGATTTCCAGCGTGCCCTTGCGTTTTTCGGTGTCGAGCGCCACGACGGCGCCGATGCTGCCGATCATGGCGGTGGAGCTGGTAACCACCTCGGTGGCCGCGCTGGCAAGCCAGTAGGCGGCGGATTGGGCGGCGCCGTCCACGTAGGCGATGACGGGCTTGCGGGCGGCGCCGGCGCGGATCATGGCGGACAACTCGGCGATGCCGTTGGCCTGGCCGCCGGGGGAATCCACCACCAGCACCACGGCCTTGACGGCCTCGTCGTCCAGTGCGGTGGTGAAATCACGCGCCAGCACGTCGAGGGAGGTGGCGCCGGAAATCTGGGTGAACAGGTTGGCGTAGCGGAACACCGGGCCGGTGACCGGCACCAGGGCGACGCCGTCGCGCATGGATACCGCGCGGGCATTCTGCAGCGGCCGGCCGAGCCTGGCTTCAACAGCCGCCGGCGAGTCGTTCTCGCGCCGGGCGATGGCGGCGATGGTCTTGAGCGTCTCCGGCACGATGGCCCAGGGTTGGGCGGCTACCAGGTCGAAGACAGAGTGGTCCGATGCAGTCATACGCGCAGGCTAGGCGCGTGCTGTCTCACTGTCTGGCGCGGGATGAGACGTTACAGCGGAGACGTTACAGCAGACCGGCGGCCAGATCCTCGTCATCCATGGCGATAACCCGCGCCATGTCCAGGCGCGATGCGGCCAGGGCCCTGGCCGCGCCTTCCCGGGATACGGTCGATGCGGCGGCGATCTGGGCAATCTCCGCGCTGGCGGTTGCGCGCTCGGCCTCGCTGGCGCGGGCGGACACCAGCAGGATATGCGCGGCGGCGGCCCGGGCGCGCTCCGCTTCGATGGCGGACGCGACGGCCTGCAGGCTCTGTGGCGCGGCATTCCGGCGCAGCCCGCCGCCGCGATAGTCTGGCTGCGCAACCACGACAACCGGCGCATGTTCCGCCAGCAGATGCTCCGCCGCCGTGCCGGTAGCCAGCCCGGAGTAATCCACCAGGGCCGCGCCGGTTGTCGCGCCGGCACCGATGGCCAGCAGCAGAGCGGCGGCGGTGCCGGAGATGCCGGCGAGCTGGTGGAGGCGTTCGCCGGCCGTCATGGCAGGGTCTTAGACCATACCGCGTCGGCGATGTCCGTTTGCCCGGCCACGACATTGGCATGGATCGGCGCGGCCTGGGCAGCCGCCAGGATCGCGGTTGCCATCCCCACCAGCCGGTCGGCGGCACTACTGCCGGAGAGGATTTCCGCCCACACGGCGGCTGCAATTTCTGAGGTTGTCGGTACGGCCATGTTGGCCTCCACATAGGCGAGGATTTCCTGAAGCTGGGCCTCGGTGAAAGAGGATGCAATCTGGCTGATTGTTGGCTCATACCCCAACCACGCCGCCGCGCCGGCACCAGGGGCGACGGTGTGAGGCTGCGCGATGCTCGGCGCGTAGCCCAGGATGATGATCGAACCGGCCAGCGGGGCAACGCCTGCCGCCTGGGAAACCGTTGGGGCGTAGCCCAGGATGTCGTAAGCCCCAACCCCAGGCGCAACGGTATGGGGCTGCCTGATCGTGGGCGCTTGACCAGCGTAAACCACCTCACCCGCGCCGGGGTAAATACCTGCGGCTTGCTGGATGGCCGGGGCGTAACCCAATACCGTGACGGCACCCGCTGATGGCGTGACGGTATGAGGCTGCAAGATTACCGGGGACTGGCCGGTATAGGCCACCGACCCAACACCGGGGGCAACGCTGACGCCCTGTGCCAGCGATGGCGCATAGCCCGCAACGGAAACAGCACCAGCAGCTGGGGCTACCGTGTGCGGCTGGCTGATCGTCGGCGCTTGGCCTGCGTAGGTGTAGCCCCCAGCACCAGGGACGACGGTTGTGCCGGAAGCCGTCGCGTTTCCGATGGCAATCGCCAGCACCTTCCTGGCGGTGCCGCTGCCATTGGAATAGTTCAGCGTCCAACCGTCAGAATCCAGGCTGGAAAGTGACGCAATGGTATCCGTTGAGCCTACCGCACTGCGTATGTTTACAATGTTCGACGTATCCGCATAACACTCGTTATCCGATACCGTTTGCGCGTTCGGCTCTGTCACACCTAAAGACTGCTCAACACTAGCGGGGCCGCCAGCGCCAATACCGAAATACCCCTGTGACGTGTTAGTATTAACCGCAGTGCACATGGTTTGACCAAGGATGATGGCCGATGGCGTAAATCCTGCCCCGGTATAAGCTTGATTACCTGTACCGGTGATAG